TTAACGAAACAGAGAAAAAATCCAGGTGATGATCTTGCCGGCAAAGAGGGAGACGATCCAACCGAGCGTGGTGATAAGGGTCGTACCCAATGCGAATGCGCCGGCGATTTTCCACCGCGTCACCGCATAGCCCGCCACGATAGGCTCCATTGTCGCGACGGTTTTGGCCAGCGGCTTCATGTCGGCCTCGATTTTTTCAACTCTGGCGCCGATGCACTGTAACCGTTGCCTGTTCTCCCCATGCTGCTCGGCCGCAGAATGACGCACCTCAGCGATTGAGGCTGAAAGTCCACGAACCTCCGCCTCGATGTTACCGATGACGCGGCTGATATCGTCCAGTCTATTGGGCATCGATGTGGCTCCGCAGTCGGCCGGCGCCGCTTGGCGTCTCAGCAGCGATGTTGGAATTGATCTTGTCTGGCGGGGGCCGAAACCGACCTGCGTTGCGGATCGGTGCGTCTACCGCCTGAAGATCCGCGCAACCTTCTCAACCGAGCGACCGCCCACATAGGCGGTGAGAATCATTCCAGCCCAATCAGCGATCATGCCCGTTATCGGGTCAGTGCTTCCCAATCCCAGCACCTTGTCCCACACGATTACCTTCCAGAAGTAGACGATGAGTGGGAACGCGAGCAGCGGCCGAATGATCGCGGTGTACCACCGGCCCTGTTCCGCGATGATGATTGCAGAAGCTTGCTTTCGCGCATCGATTTCTGCCTCGATTTCCTTGGCGGCGAGATCGGCGGCGATGTGGTCTTGGGTGTTGGCCGCATCGAGCTTGGCCTTGTAAGCATTGATCAGCCCGCTGATCACGGGCCCGCCAATGAGGCTGGCAAGCCAGGTCCACATGGCTATTCCCTCCCAACTGGCGAGGCTTCGATGAGCTCGGATTGGTGCCGCTTGTCGGCGAGATTTCGGAGGAACTGAAAGAGCGCGGTCAATGAGATAAGCACCAGGGGCCAAGCCCATGAGGGGACCTGGGCTGTCAGCGAACTCACGTCGACGCCGCTGACTATTGGGGCAAAAAAGTCGTAGCCGCTGACCGCGGCGCTCGCCGCGATCACCAAAACAGAGGAGAGCTTCTGCTTGATGCCTTTGAGCTTCTCACGCAGGGCGACGAAGAAGCTCTCCTCCTGCTGATAAAGCTCGCGCAGTTCGGGGCGGGACTTCAGAATCGGCCGAATCCAAAGCCAGTAGACGGCGGCGACGGTTGCGAAGATCAGGACGAATGTCAGCATAGTGAGCTCCTCTTTCAGATCGGGACGGGAATGAGATTGGGCGTGGGCGCCTCTTGGCGCGCCTGATGCCAGCCATTGAGCGCGTAAACGGCGCCGCCGATTGCACTCGCGCTGACCAGAACGATGGCGCCAGACTCGTAAGGATGGGCGGCGATCCACTCCCAAAATCCGATGCCGCCGGCCGCGCCGCCCGCCGGTATTCCTTTGGTGACGAGTCCTTTGAGGGCCTTCGGCGGAGGGACCACGCCCTTGGCTGGCGCTGCCGTAGCGGCCGGTGCGGCTGCCACCTGCGGCCGAGCTGCAACCGAGTGCTCGGCGAGGCTGAGCGAAAACGCTTTGACCTCGGCGACGCGTCGGCTCCAACCCGCGCCAAAAACCGGCCAAGTCTTCAGCCCTTTGAGAAATCGCAACCGCTCGTCATTGATCGCGAGGACGATTGCTTTCGCGTCGCGCTTGGCGACCGCTTTCAGGACCTCGTTGGTGACTACGCTGGTGTTGTCTGGAAGCCCGACGACACGGCGCAGGACCTTGCCGGAGCGCCCAATCCCAGAATTGACGCCGTAGTCGAAGATGCTGTCATCCACACCAGGCGGAAGCTCGTCACAGCGTTGGGCGGCCCAGTATTTTGCGCGGTAAATCGCCTTCGCCTCGTCGAGCTTCATTACTCGCACGTCGGCCGCTGTGGCGTTCGGCTTCACGTATTTGCGATAGTCGATGATTGTGATCCCGTAATTCGTCGGGCCGCCCGGATCGGATGGGTGGTTGGTGTAGCCACCCTCGTGCGCCAGCAGGCGCCGCAGCGCCTCGTCGTAGGTCGAAGCCGCCATGGGCATCCTCCAATGAAAAAAGCCGCCCGGAAGGGGCGGCTTGCGTTGTGGTTCTGGGTGCGTTCGTTCAGGGGACGTAGTGGCCCCAGAAATGGGAGTGGTCGCTTTCGATGTAGCCGTCGTTGGTCGCGAAATTGACCCGCACGTCGATGACGTCGTTCGCGGCGAGCGGCGTGAGAACCGTGAGATTGTAGGTCGTGACATCATCGGTCGGGGCACCCGACACAGCCCGGCCGCGGCCGAGTTCAGCGCCATTCTTGTAGAACGTCGCGATCACCTTGGTCGGGACGGTCGCGTTGGCTTTGAACCGCAGCGAGAAGCCTAGGGCGTATGGTCCAGCGAACGGCGCGGTAAAATTATTGCTGCCGCCGCTGAAGGCGCTCTGGTCGTTGGAGTCGGCGTTATTGAACTGGACCTTGGTCCAGGTATTCGCGGCGATGTAGTTGTCGAAATTGGTATAGCCCGAGAATTTTGGTGCGAGCGGGATTTTGAATTGTCCGTTGTCTTTCTTGAGGACAAAGCCGGTGTAATAGGTCGAGCCATCCGGCGAGACCTTGAAGGTAAAGTCATCGTCGCCGAGAAGGCCGACCAGCGCGCGCGCCGAATAGTTGGTCTGGAAGGTCAGCGCCACATCGTCGCCGGCAGCCGCTTTGTTGAAGGTGAAGCGGACGTCGTCGGTCTCGCGGTCGAACAGGAACGCGGTGCCCTTCACGATCAAAGCGTTGAGCGCGTCGGCAACCGCGCCGCCAAGCCCGATGTGGCCAGTGTCCTTATCGATCGAGAGGCCAAGATAGAACGTAGAGCCGTCCGGGCTCACCTTGACGCTGAAATCGTCGTCGCCGAGCAGGCCGAGGAGAGCGCGCGTGCTGAAGGCATCCTGAAATGTGAAACCCGCATCCTTGCCGGCGGCGCTCTTGTTTAAGGTCGCTCGGATATCTCCCGTGCCGGGCGTGACATCGTCATGGCTGAACAGCACCCCGTTGGATTTCACGGCGAGACGGTTGCTGGCATCGGCTGTCGTGCGGATGCCGAGCAGCGCCAGGTTCTGGATCGCCGAGACCGCCGACAGAGCATCCACCCAGGCGGAACCGTTCCAGGCCAGCAGTGCCGCCTCATCGATCACCCAGGCGAGCCAGCCGGTCCCCGGAATGAAAAACCGCCAAGCACCGTCGAGCCAGACCGCAACATGATCGGCATGCGTTGCCCAGGCGCCGGTCGGGCTTGCCGCCACGATGTAGCGCGCGCCTTCGGCGGGCGAGCCGGGCGCAGCCGAGAGGCTCCGATCGAGCACCGCCAGTTGCACGAGGGCGTCTAGGTCGAGCAGCGCCTCGTTCACTGGCACGTGTTTCTGTGCCTGGTCTGCCGCAAGCTGCGGCAGGCCCAAGTTCGGTGTCGACATGAGCGTCCCTTAGAGGATTGAAGTTTGTTCGGATGCGATGCCGGGTCCGTAGACCCGCGAGACCTGCGCGACGCGCCAAGTGATCGATGCCGGCACGCTGCCGAAGTCGGCACTCTGCTGCGCGGCCGTGTAGAACAGCATCGGTGCCGCCACCCGCGTTGTGCGCAGTACGGTTGACCCGCTCATGACCTGCACGTCGTAGGCCTCGTTCTCCTCACCGAGCGGCACTTCACTGAGCCAGGCATCGCCACCGAGTCGGGTTCGCCTGATCCAGGAAAGATTGACGTCACCAGAGGCTGGATCACGTCCTGCGTGCAGATAGACCGGCGAGAAGGGCCGCAGGCCGTTGCCTGTGTTGGTGAAAACCAACTCCTCCGACAGATCGCCGGCCGGACCCTGCGGGACCGGCGCGAACCGCCACGCGATGGAAGACCCAATCCGAGAGACGCCGAAGGTCGGGCGCGGCTGCCGCGACGGATCCAGCAAGATGAACCGGCTCGCAATCGGATGCGAGATGATCTCGTGTTCGGTGCCACGCTGACCCCGTAACAGGCGGCTCAGCCGATATCGGCCTTCTCCGATCAGTTCAGCCTGGCCGAACTGAAGGATTTCATTGTCGATCAGCGCGGCGTTGGCGCCTGCCAGAACCCTCTCGTCGGCCAAACTCTGCAGGCTCCCATAATCCAATTGCACCTCGACCGAGTTGACGCGATCCCAACGCCAAGCCGGGCCGACCGCTAGTGTCGTCACGGTCTGGCCCATGACCGACGGCAGTCCGGCGATCGAGGCGACGACGTAGTCAAGTTCGTCCGCCGTTGGCTGGAACAAACTGGTGCCGCGAAATCGGCCGACCCCGACCGGACATGACGCCATATAAAAGCTGGGCGCCGAAGCCTCGTGGGCGTCCATCATGATTGGCATGTCGAACAATTCGACGCGGACCGGCGCGACAGGCTCCGCCGCGGACGGTGGAATGGCGCCGCTGCCGGTTGGCGCGGTGTAGAATTCCGGGATGCCGCCGTCAGTCGCGATCCCGCGCAGCAGCACGAGGCCGGGCTTGCCGTAAGTCACGGAGGTCGCCCGGATGCGGCGATAGACGCCGTCCACCGGCACCTCGATCAGGTCAGTGGCGTCGAGCCGGACCGCCCGGGTTGGAAGTCGGATATCGACTGCTTCGCGGCCTTGCCAGATTTCGCGCAGCGCGCGCTGGCCAATGGCCTGTGCCTGTTCGATGGACAGCACGATCGGCAGGCTGACTGTCGTGACCGATTCAGAACGCCCTATCTGCTTGCGAACCGTCGCGGTCGAGGACTGATAGTCCCGCGCCTCGTCGAGATGGACGACATCGATGGAGATCGGAAGCTCAGTGTCCTGGGTGCGCTCGATCTTGATCCGGGATCGGTCGCCGTCATTCTCGCTGGCACCTAGATCGTTTGCATCGATCACGATCGGCGTGCCGGCACCCCGTTTGACGAAGACGAGTTTGCCGTCGCTTTCAAAGGCATCGAAGAAATAGGCGGTCTGCAGGACGCCGATCATGTCGCGGATCGGCTTTCGTTCTGTCACCACATAGCCGACGACCTCATCATCGAGCGCGGACACGTCGAATTCGTCCTCGGTCAGTCCCGCGCGCAGGCAAAGATCCCGGACGATTTCCGAGAGCAGCATGTTGCCGATCTTCCCTTCAATCCAATGGCCGAGGCGGAAGTTCTCGCCGTCCGACCAGACGTTCGTCAGCGCCGGAAAGAACGGATAGGGCCGAGCGTCCCAGCACCAGACGAAGCGGCGTTCAACCATCTCGCGGCCATTGAGCGGAGAGACCGGATTGTTCGCTGATTCCGACCAGAATTCCTCGGTCGCCTCGAGCGCCGCGCGCTGCACCACCCGATCGACGGCGCGGTTTGAATAATAAGGCGCGAAGCTCTCGCTTGATTTCGGGTCGATGAAAACGTTTGGCTGGTTGGTGGCGCAGTTCACCGAAGGAACGCCGTACTCTGTGAACCAAATCGGTTTCGAGCGCGGCGCCCAAGCTGTCGGCGGTCCCGTCGGCGTGCCGCTTACTCGGGGAACGTGCTCATTTTCCCACCAGAAACGGATGTCCTTGATCGCATAGAAACGGTCGTCGATCGCGGAGCGTTGCGGATCGAAGCCGCGCCGCTCGAGGTCACGGTCCGCCTGCGCCTCGTAGAAATAGTTGATCAGTTCGCCCGAATTCCAACCTGCTGCGATCGTCGCCTTGTCATAGATGGCGCGTGGCACGTCGGTGAGCGGGAAATAAGCGTCGATCCCGATCACGTCGACGTTGGCGTCGGCCCAGAGCGCATCGAGCGGAAAGTCGACATTGGCGCCGCCTTGATCGTGGTAGCGGTATTCCGACCAGTCCGCGGCATAAGTGACGACGCAATCCGCACCCAGGCGGGTCTTCGCCTCGCCCGCAATCGCCTGCCAGTAAGGCACCGCCGGATATGTGCCGGCGCCGTCACGGATCCGGTTGAGTGCCACCATCTCGGAGCCGATGACGAAGCCGTCGACGCCGCCGCCGTCCTCAGCGAGCGACATGCAGTGGCGAACGAAGCGAAGATATCCATCCGGCCGCTCGAAAAATCCAGCAACGTCCGCGGCAGCGCCGCCGATCCGGCCTCGCCAGGGAAACGGTGATGGGTCGGGCGGCGGGATATCCATCATCAGGAATGGATAGAGCGCCACCTTGTAGCCAAGACTGTGCAAGTGCTGGATCGCGCGCACGATTGAGCCATCGCTGATGGTCCCGCCGTAATAGAGTCCCGTCGATCCGTCGGGCTTGGCGAAGGATGACACCAGCGGCCAGGCGGCGCCTCCACCGCCGACCACCGGCCGGCCGGTCCCCATCACCGACCAGGTGTAGGGCGCGGTGTCCGGCAGACGGTCCGGGTAGATCGAATACTCCGCCTCCGGTCGGATCGAGCAACTGGCAACGTCGAGCGATGTGCCGAACCAGGCATAGACCAGGCTCACCCACTCGACATTCGGCACCTCGCGCTTGAGGCCCTCGATCGAGACCGCGAAGTCCGAGGCCTTTCGCCCAGCATTGCTGTTGATATTGGCGTTGCGGACGCGGCTGCGCACGATTGTGGGCTCGTAGGCCCATTCGCCGCTCGCCGGAATGACGCAGACGCTTCGCACCAGATGCCGCGCGTCGGCGACCTCCGGCCGTGAGCCGCTATAGACCTCGATCTCGAAATTCGGAAAGTGGTTGCCGTATGGCGTGAGGTAGAGGTTCTCCAGGACGACGTAGGCGAGGCCACGGAGCGCCGACGTCTTGTCGCTTCCCTCCACTGCCTGAATCAACGGATCCGGCACTTGGCTCTCGTCTCCGTAATAGAGCCGGATCTCGTCGACGTGCTCGGGATCGATTGGCGTCTTGTCGAGCCAGATGCGGTAAATCGATGTGATGGGCCCTTCGCAGATGCCAAGCGCGACATCGGCATAGTAATGATACGTCGTCCGCGTGACTGTCTGAGCCGCGCTTCCGCCGCCACCTCCTTTGCCGCCGCCGCCGACCGTCTCGGTTTCGGTCCGCACCACCTCGCGGATGCCGCGCAGCCAGACGATGTTGGCGGGAACGCGCATGCGGCCCCAGATCGTGGGAATCGTCTGCCCATAAGCGGAGCCCGACAGGCTGACGTCGGTGACGCGCGCGCCCTCGACCGCTTTGCGGTCCTGCTGCGGCCCGAACAGCTGTTGATCGACGAGGCCACCGACATAGGCGCCGAACAGCGCCCCCAGCGACTGCCCCAGGCCGCCACCGATGCCCCCGCCGAGCACGCCACCGGCAAGCGTCAGAACGAGCTGCGCCACCGCTCAGGTCTCAAGCTCGAAGGTCAGATTCGGCAGGCGATTGCCAAACGGCGTGATGTAGAGCTGCTCCATCACCACGTAAGCCAGCCCACGATAGGCCGGCGTTCGATCGGCGCCTTCGACCGCCTGAATCAGCGGATCAGGCGATTGCGCGCCGTCTCCGAGGTAGACGCGCATGTCACCAACCTTGTCGTCCTCGAAAGCATTGCCGTCCGCGAAAACGCGATGCACAGCCGCGATCGGACCGGCGCAAAGGCCCACCGCGATATCGGCGTAGTAGTGGTAGCTCACATTGGTAACGGTCTGGCTTCCGCCGCCACCGCCGCCCTTGCCGCCGCCCCCGACCGTCTGCGTTTCGGTGCGGACGACCTCGTCGAAGCCGCGCATCCATAGGATGTTCGAGGAGAGCCGACCCTTGCCATAGAGCGTCGGGATGACGGCGCCGTAACTCGACGACTGCACGCGCAGATCCTGCATCCGAGCGCCGTACACGGTCTGGCTTGGCGTGCCTCCGAACAGCTGCTGGTCGACGATGCCGCCGACATAGCCGCCGACCAGACCGCCGATCGCACCGCCCAATCCGGGCAACAGCAGGTTGCCGAGGACGTAGCCGCCGACCGTGAGGACGATCTTGGCCACGTCAGTCTTCGATCCCCGGCAGCCGAAAAGCGTGGCGTAATTTTGCGCGCCACCACGGCGAGAACCCTTGCTCGACGACAGCGCGCGCTTCCCGGTAGCAATGAATGAGACCGCCGCCGGGCGTCACGTAAGCACAATGATGCGCAGGACCCTTGCCCGCACCGAACAGTAAGACATCACCGTCTCTAATATCGTCGGTGTCGATTTCCTGGCATCGCTCCTTGAAACCGAGATACATGCGCGGCTCGGCGCGATAGAGATGCCAGGTCTCCGGATAATCGAGTTCGATCGCGATCGGCCCGACGAACGGCAAGGCGGCACCGCGCACGAAGCCGATGCAGTCACAGCCGACGCCTTTGAGAGAGGCTTGATGGTGCCACGGCGTGCCGAGCCAAGTGCGGGCCTCAGCGATCAGCGCTTCGCGCGTGAACATCAGCCCTTGATGGGATAAGAGAAGACTTTGTCGTTGCCGGGAATGTGAGGCTCGCCGCGAAAGTTCAGAATGTTTGCGAACCGCACCTGGCAAGTCTCCGGCGTCTTGTCGCAGCCGGCAATGAGCCGGACCTGATCGCCGATCACAAGGGGACGCGGCATCGCCGTGAAGAGCTGTATCGCTTCGCCGTTGTGCTGAAGCACTTCGGTTGCGGCGCCGGCGTTAGCCCCGGTGAGGAACGTACAGAGACCGAACGTGTAGAAGCCGGTCGGCCTCAGCGTCGGCACGCTGAAGGTGTCGCCGGCCGACACCGCCGACACCGCGAATTCATCTGTGAGCGGTCCTAGATTCACCGTGCACTCGGCACTGCCGAGGTCGGTGCGGCAAAGGCGCGAATAAAGCTTGCCCGAGACCTGCTGCAGGCGGTTGGCGACGCCGCGAATTTCCGCGGAAAACCGGTTGTCCGCGCGCTTCACCTCACCGAGTGTCCCGCGCCGCAACAGCAGCTGCCCCTGGGTGAGGTCGGCCCAGTTGACCAGGAAGATATCGATTGCGGCTCCATCGAACCGGCCGGAGGTTAGATCCTCAGCCTTGAGGGCATCGTCGTCGAGGAAGCCGTCGACGTCGAGATTGTCCACCGAGAGGTCCGCGCCCGACTTGATGGCGCTGGGGAGGAATCCAGTCGAGGCTACGTAGGTGAGGTCATCGATCAGGAGCGGCTGGTCGTGGTCGGTGAAGCCACGAACCCAGCCGTCCTGACGCTGCAGACGCCAGCAGGTGGCGAGTGTCGTGACCTCTCCGTCCAAATGAGCGGCAAGCGCTGATGATGCGGGTTTCATGAGAGCTGATGATAAAGGGCTGCTAGACGCGAAGCTCGACGAGCTGGATCGAGGACACTTGCTGGATGTGATAGGCGACCGCCGTCACGGGCAAATGATCGGTGTCGAAGCGAACTGGCACGTCGAACGCGAAGTCCGCATAGGGCTGAGCAACGGGCGCGGTAGAAAACGTCACAAGACCGGTAAGATGATCCACGGTCACGGCAACCGGATCGCCGTCGACGCGCACGACGACCGTCCCGCTTCCCGGTTTCGTGATGGTGCGCTGCTCAGACGATGGTCCCGAAGCGTATTGCTTGCGCAACTGCCAGACCAAAGGATCCGCCGTGCTCGCCAGCGCCTCTCCTGTCGCCTCGAAATCATTCCAGTCGCGAAAGCGAAAACCGTACGCGCGTCCCCGTCGCGCACGAAAGAAGGCGATCACCTCTGCCATCTGCTCGCGTGTGCGGATGCCCGTCGAGATGTCGAACTTGGCGCGCGCCGCCGACCAGTTGACGTTGCGCTGCTCATAGCCGGACGCGACCGCGATCACGTCGGTGGAGAATTCCGGGCCGCCGATCGCCCCGCGGGCGATGGCGTCCGGAAACCTCACATCGTGAAAGCCGGTCACAGGTTGCGCTCGGCGCGCCGGAGTGCCGACGCCATGTCGGCGGTGATCTGTCCCTGGGCGCGCCGGAAGGACGCTGCATCTGGGGTCTGTACCGCAAAGTTCAGAATGACCGGAGCGGGTTGCTTGTCGCGGCCATAGGCAGCGGCCTCGGTGCGATTGAGCACGCGTTCGCCGCGTTGCAGGATCGCCGGCACTTCATCCGGCGAGAGGAACGCGCCTTCGTGCAGACGCGGCGCATTGTGGAATATCGCTGCGGGAGCAAAGCGAGGACTGCCGCCCACCCCAACCACGCCACCATCGTGAAATTTGAAGCTCTGGAACAGATTGCCGAATAACCCGCCGACATTGTTCAGCGTCGTCAGATTGGTGCCGAACAGCATGTTCTTCAGCGGATTGAGCACCGCAAGCCGCAGGATTTCCTTTTCGATATCGGCGAGTGCGGCGCGACCGGCGTCGGCCCAGGACTTCCAATCGGTCTTGCCTTCGGCGATCAGCGTCGAGAAGTGGTTGAAGGTCGTGTCAGTCATGCCTTGCAGCGATTGCATCGCGCCCTGCGAGCGCGCGAGCTCCTGGTTTAGCCGTTCGATGCTGCCCGCGTTGGCCAGAATGGCTTGACCCTCAGCGCTGGCGAGATCGATGCCTCGTTGGCGCAGCTGCTGCTCGGCCTGCAGCTGCGCAATGATGACCGCGCGCTGGGATTCGCTGGTGCCGGCCAGGTCGATCTGCTTCTGCAGCAGTTCGAGTTGGTTCTTCTGTCCCTCAATCGTTTGTAGCGCCGCGGCGCGGGCCTGCTCGCCATGCAGGCGTGAGTACGCTCCGCGTAGCGCGTCGATCACCCGGCCGAGCGTGCCCTTGGCATCGCCTTCCGCGAGCGATTGCGCGACCAGCAGCGGGCGTAGCGCCTGCTCGACCTGCATCTGCTGGTTGGCTTGCTCGGAGGAAAGCCGTCCCGCCGCCATCGCGTCGTTGACGCGCCGCCTCGCCGCTGCCTCAGACCCGAGATCGTTGACCGACTTCGCGGATTGCGCCGCCTGTTCGGCGACTTGCTCGAGGAGCAACTCGCGGGAGCGCTTCTCGACGTCAACGCCGTTCTGCACCGCCTCGGTTAGGGCCTTGCGCCTGACCTCTGCCTGCTGCGCGGCCGCTGCGCTCTTGAGATAGGCGTCGGCGACCGCCAGCGTCGCCTGTGCATTGACCGCAAGCACGCGCGACTGGTCGATCAGCGCCTGCGTCGCATCGGCACGCGCCTTGGTGCCGGCGCGGATGACGTCCGCCTCGGCGATCGCGGCCGGGATGGCCTGGCCGGAGAGTTCGAGCCGGCGGCGTTCCTCGGCGATTGCGGCTTTCTGCGCCGGCGTCTTGGCGGCAAGCGCCTGGATTTCCAGTTCATCGAGGCGGCGCGCCTTCTCGGCCGGATCGAGCCAGGTCAGGATCGCGCGCGTGACCGCGTCGTAGGCAGTCTCGACCTGCTTGAGATCGGCCACCTTCTGCCGCGCCAGCGGATCGTCGAGCGCGGTGCGCAATTGCGCCTCGCGCGCCTTCAGGGTCTGCAACTCGTCGAAGCCAGGCGTCAGATCCCGGGCGACGCTGCCGGCCCGAACCGAGAGCTCGTTGGCCTTGGCTTCCTTGGCGCGCGCCTGGACGGCGTCGAGCTTCGCCTCGATCTTGGCGATTTCCGCGTCGACGTCCGCCAGCATCCGCGTATTGAAGTTGCGGGCCTGCGCGGCGAAGCGGGTCGGCGGGTTCTCAATGAGCGCCTGCAGGCGTTCCCGCGTGGCCTGCAGCTGCTTGAGCTGCTCCTCGATCGGTGCGCCGTCGAACAGCCGAGACATGCCGCGGCCCAGCGCATCGAAGGCGTTCGACGCCATTCGGCCAACGAAGTCCCAGGCACGGCCCAACGTGGTCGCGGCGTCCGCCGCATTGATCAGGCTGCCCTTGAGGGCATCGAGCATGACTCGCTGCGCGCCGGTGCGATCGTTCTGGTCTGAGAGCGTCCGGATATAGAGACGCGTCCGGTCGTCCAGGAAATTGAGCTTCGCATTGAGAGCGTCGGCGCCCTTGACCGGATCCGCGAATCCCTGCGCGAGCTCCTTGGTGGCAGCCGTGATGTCGACGCCCGCGGTGGCCGCATAGTTCTTCGCGACCTTGATCAGGCCCTCAAAATTGGCGACGCCGATCTTGCCGGTCTGGAGGAAGGCTGCCTCCATCTCGCGGGCGGCGGCAACCGACACGCTCCCGGCGGAGGCGGATTTCTCCGCGATCTGCTCGATCTGGCCGACGGTGGCGCCAGCCGCGCGTCCGGTGCCGCCAAGCGCGACCTCCAGCTCCTTCTGCGAGGACACGTAGGAATAATAGGCGTAGGCGACGGCGCCGCCGACGCCGGCGATGCCGGCGATCACGGCCGTGGTGGCCGTGACCAGCGACGTCAGCCCCTGCCAGACACCACGCAGCACGCCGCTCACGCCAGCGCCGGGTCCGAAGATCTGGGCGATCTGCGAACCCTGCTGCATCAGCACCATCAAGGGGCGCTGGCCGCCGGCAAGCGAGACCACCACGTCGTTGAGCTGATAGCTCAGGTTGACGAGTTGGTTGGAGGTCAGCTTTCCGCTGGCGCTGACACCGCCGAGCGCCTTGGTGGTCGCGTCGAACCGCGCCTGCGCCAGGGCGTGAGCCGCGGCCTGCTCGGTCGCCGTGATCGCTCCGGCCTTGAAGAGTCCGTTTGCCTCGGCGACCTCGGCGTTGAGACGTCCTTGTGCCGCGCCGAGTGGATCGATCTGCGCCCGGAGCGCAGCCGTGCGCGCCGCCAGATCTTCCGTCGCCTTGGCGGACTCCTCGAAGACCGAAGCCGACTCGCGGGCGGACTTCGGTACCGTACCGACACCGAGCACGGCGTTGAAACTGCGCTGCGACTGATCGGCCGCGCCGGCTTGGCGCGCCGCTTCAGCCAACCGCTGCAGGCGTTGCGCCTGGCGATCCGCGGCGGCGCCAGCCGCATCCATGTCGGTCGCGACGCCACGGAACGCATCCTGGCCCGCCTTGCCGACTTCCTCGAAGGCGCGCTTGACGTCCGCCTTACCCTCGACGCCGAGGCGGATCGAGACGCTGGTGGTGGACATCGCTGGCGGAGGCTCGCTATCGGACGGCTGCTGTCAGTCGTTGTCGCGGCGGTAGCCGCGAACGATGATGGGCTCGATCTCGGGGATGAGCTCGACGACGAGCGGCGTGAGCGCGCCCATGGCATCGGCCAGCAGCAGGACCGATCCGAAATCCAGCGCGTAAACGCCGCCCATGACGGCACGAACCTGCCCAGCCGACCGGCGCAGCACCGCCCAGGCCGCGCGTCCTTCCGCGGTTTGCGGCGCCTGCTCCCGATAGGGGCAGGTCGCGCACGTGTCGGAACACGCCGCGCAATAACCCTCGCCCCCGCCGAAGTGCCATTCGGCAAGGGCGATCAGACGTTTTTTTCCGTGTCCCGAATGAGGGCTGGGCCGACATAGAGCCGGTCAATGGCGTCGAAGACGGGCCAGTGCTCGAGCAGTGCGTCGATATTGTCCGGCGACGGCTCGACGACATTGCCGTCGGCATCACCGATGCCCTCCCACGCCGCTATCCCGGTGTGCGAGAGCGATCGCGTGAAGGCGACGCCGGCCTTGATCGACGCATCATCACCGCCCGCTTGCAGCACATCGGCCGCCACACTGCGGGCAAGAAGGATCGCCGCCACGCTGATCGGGCGAAACTGGAGCCGGACGCCGCGCGCGACGTCGAGCCAGAACGGCTCGCGCCCGACACCAAGTTTGAGCAGCGTTGCAGCCGCGGTCTGGTCGGTCATGGATCAATACCCCGTCACGTCATTGATGAGTTCGGCCGTGCATGTCTTGCCGACGGTCGGGTCCTTGGCGGCCTGCCAGGCGAACCCTGCCTGGATGCCGCCTGGCCCCTGGATCGGCGTCTTGGCCTTCGGCAGGAATACGCTGTGCACGGTGAAGAGGAGTGCGTTGTCGGCGTCGATTTGCCAGCCGAAGGAGAGCTCACAAGGGTCGCCCGATGTGGCCTGATCGAGCAGCACCGTGTCGGCGAAACGCACATTGATGTTGCCGGACACCGCGACCATCGCCGGATCGGCATCCTCGATGCGGCCGTCAGGCCGGATCACCTCGACCTTGTCGAGATTGTTCGAGTACATGAGTTCGGCCGAGACGATGTGACCGAGCGCGACGTCGTCGCGCTTGATGTCGCCCATGAACTGCGAGAACCGCTCGATTACCGCGGTCGTCGGCGAGCCTGCGCCCGTTGTGGTGTTTTTGGTTTCGCCCTGGGCGATCAAGCTCATGGTGGCGTTGAGGAGATCCGAGCGTTGCAGCTGGATCTTCATGGAGTTGGCGCGCACGCCGACATTCATGCCGAAACTCGGCACCTCCGGCATGCCGAGTTCGATCGCCATCGAGGGCAGCGTGAGCGCGCCGGAGACGAAGGTGTGGGTGATGACCCCACTATTGTCGACCGAGGTAGGCGCTCCCATCAGCAGCTTCAGCCAGTAGCCGAAATTGCGAAGATCGACCGGCACGACCGCGTCGCCCTCGTTGTTGACGACGTCGCGGCTCGGCGGCAACGGCTCGCGGCCGTAACCTAGAAGATCGCTGGCGATCAGGTTCTGCTCGTCGCCAAGCGCGCAGGACACGAAAGGCAGCTTTTTGTAACCCGCGACCGGTGCGGTGCCGTAAGTGGTCTCGAACGCCGCTGCCATGACGGCATTGGCGCCGCGCGCGCGTGCCATGAGGTTCTCCCGAGCTTGAAGGAATTCAGTTCAGCGGATCGGTCGTGCCGTAGACCGCGACGATGACGGCGTCGGCCCATCGGACCGCGCGGGCACCTGCAGTCTCGATGTCTTCGGTCGCAGGTGCTTCGGCTTCGACGAAATCGCAGAGGCCGCCAAGGGTGCGGTTGGATGCGACGGCAGCGCCGATCGCGGCCAGCATGTCGTCGAGCACGCGCTCGCGGGTTTCGCTTGAAGTTTCGTAGGCTGCGATCTCGATCGGAATGCGGTGGGCATAGATGTAAGTGAGCGGCGATAGCGTCACCTCGGGTTCGCCGGGATCGCCATCGCGCACGATGACGAGGCCGCCTGGCGGGACACGCTCTGGCTTCGCCAAGTTGCGTTTCACCTCGGCGCTGGGGAGCGCTGAGGCGATCAGCGCGTGGATGGCACCGAGCACCTGTTCTCGACGGCTCGTCATGGCGTCGTGGTCACTTCCAGTGGGTCGCGAGAAGGTCTGGCACGCGGGACGCCCATTGCTGAGCAACGCTTGCAACATCCAGGCGCTTCCGCAGTGAGACCTGCGGCACCAGGATGAACACCACGACCGTTGAGCGACCCCCGATGCGCGTGAAGGAGGCGCCGCCGCGCGTACGTCCCAGATTCGGGCGTGCGAGGCCCTTCTTGCTCAGCCGCGCGTTGTCGGCGACGAGCAACGACGGCCGCCCACGCCGATACACGAAACGCAGCCGCATCCCGGTCCTCCGCTCCCAGCCACCCGGCGTGATCCGCTTCATGGCGCCTGTGGGGTTAATGCCCTTCACGCCGGCGGCCGCCGTCGGGATTGCGAGCCAGAAGCCGCGGCTCGATTTGATCGTAACGCCGCGGTCGAACGCATCGACGATATTGGGCGCTCTCGACCACACGAAGGATGCGGCCTCGAGGCTGATCGCGGCGTCTGGATAGGTCTTCCCGCGCCAGGTGTTCGCCAGCCGCTGTCCGAGCCCGGCATCCGCGACGTCCGCGCGCAGGTCGCCCTTGAGGCCATCCGTCGCTTCCCGCATAGCCGCGGTCACAGAACGCGCCGCCTCTGTTTCGACCTCACCGAGACGCGCGGTGAGATCATCGGTCTTAAAGGTGAAGCGCATCGGGATCAGACCGGCGGCGCCGCCTCGCATGTCCACACGAGCCGCAAGCTATCGATCACCGGTGTGGCGATGATCTCGAACGTCTCAGAGTCAATCTCGACGGTATCGCCAGAGGCCGGCGCCGCAATCTGTGATCGGCGAACGTCGATCAGCATCGTCGGCAACATGACGCGGCCGTCGCCGAAATTGGCGGCATGGTCCGGTCTTTTGCTGACGACGCGCACGACGGTGCCGGCGCCGATTCCACCAGGGCGCCAGAGAGCGTCGCGCGCGATGTTGGGATCGACGAACAGCGCGTCGATCGCCGCCGTGAATGCATCCATCAAGGCGGCTCAGTTGCTCGTCAGGATCTTCACCGCCAGCCGCGGGCGCTTGTTGACCGGCAGCGGAGAGGCTTCGGTCTTTACGTCGATGGTGCTGCCGTCCTGCCGTGCGATCTGGCGCGCATAGATCGGCAAGCCCATGGTGTTGACGGTCTCGATCAGGTTCGCGGGCGCGCCGTAGGTGACGAACGTGTCCATGGTGCCGAGCGGGAACGCGATGCCTTCGTTCGCCGGCACCAGAGTTTCCGTCGTGCCGGTCGAAAGCGTGACAGTGGCGTTGTATTCCTCGAACACGATGCCGGCGAACGGGAAGCGCCGTCGGGTGTCCTCGCGCAGCGGCTGCGCACCGGTCGATGAGAAGTACTTGTAGGCCTCCTCGACCTTGGCGTGGCTGATCAGCTTGTCGAAAAAGCCCGGGCTCACCAGCGCGAGCACACCGTTCATCGTCTCGCCCTTGAGCTCAGTCTCGATGTCGCGCAGCACTTCGCGGCATTTGCCCTGGATGTTGGTGCCGGCGGTGCCGAGCACGAAGTCGACCGATTGCTGGGCGAGGCCGAACTCGTCGAAATAGTCGTAGATCTCGGTACCGGCGCCGTCCTTCACCACGCCGCGCAGCGCATTGATTTCCATGTATTCCCGGGTTTGCGCGTGCTTGGCCCGCATACGCGTGATCTTGCGCTCCATGACGGTGGCAAGCGGATCGGCTGCGTCGGCGACGCCGAAGCCGCGCACGCCCTGGATATCCTGCGGCGTGATGACGTCGTCGTGCGGGATCCACGGCACCGTGAAGGAACGAGTCGAGCGGTTGTCGCGATTGGCGACCGTGGCCGGCCCGCCGAGCGGAACGGTCGGCAGCAGGTTGAGCACACCCTCCGCTTGCTCAATGATGACGCTGCGCTGCGTGATGCCTTCGAAGCGGAACAAGCCCATCGTGCCGAGCCGCGTGTAGATATTTGGCAGGATGTTGATGGCCGAGGTCATCTCCGCGAGCGTGTAGCCGCCGGCGTCGAACGGATTGATTATGGGTGCCATGGAGGTTCCTTCAAATGAAGTGGGCCCCGACGAGGATCGTCCAGGCCCGAAAGAGGACGAAAGTGGAAACGGGTGAGCGCCGGTCAGGCGGCGTCGCGAGGAACGATGCCGACTGCCGAAAGCTGCGCGTGCTTCGTGGTCTTCTCCGCGGTCAGATCGACTGATCCGTCGAAGACGAGCGCCGCCTTCGAGACGATGACGGGACCGCGCGCCACCACCAGACCTGTTTTGTCGCCACCGGTCGCATCCACAGCTCCGATCAGGACGGCAACCGCGGTCTCCGCGCCCTCGTCACCGGTGACCTCGGCCACGGGCGAGAGGCGATATTTGCCCGAGGTAGTGATCTTGCCGAGCACCGAGCCAAGCGCATAGCTCGTGCCCGATTTGAGCGTCACGGTTTCGCGCGAATAGCTTCCATTGAGCTCGAACTTGAGCAGGTCGCCGAGTGTCGGCGACATCGTCAGGGTGGTCATGGTTGCTCCTTGTGATCAGACATTTGCCGCTGCGGCGCGCTGCTTCGCGCGGCGCACGATCGGACTGTCGCCGGCGACCGGTGTGGACGGCGCCGCGGCGATGATGGTCGCGGCCTCCGAGCGCGCCGCGAGAGCATCGAGTACGCTGCGGCGCAGATCATCCGCCGAGATGCCCTTACGCATGGCGTCGGCCGCATCGACCGCAACGCCGAGCCTGGCCGCCTGCGCGGCAAGCGCCGCGAGGTCGGCATACTCGGCACGCAGGGCATCCGCCTGGGCCGATGCCGCGGCCGGAGCGGTTGCCGGCGGTGGAATTGGTGAAGGAGCCGGTTCAGCGATCAGCGGTTGCGCAACGGGCGCGGGCGTACCCGGTGAGTGCGGCTCGTTCGCATTTGGCCGATCGCCTTCGGTCTCGTTGGTCGCCATGGACGTGCTCCTTTTCGTTTTAAGGTTGGTCGTGAGTCGCGCGGGCGGATCGAGTGGAGCGACCGCAGCGGCCATCTCGGCGATCGCCAGGTCGAGCGTGCCGATGCGGTCGGCGAGCCCGGCTCGAATCGCCGCCTCACCGCGATAGATCGCGGCATCCGTCGCGCGCACCGCCTCGCTCGTCACCCTGCGGTTCGAGGCAACGATGCCGCACAGTTGCGTGTAGAGCTGATCGACGTCCGCCTGGATGGTGGCGCGCGCCCGATCCGACAGTGGCTGATGGGAATTGCCGTCAATCTTGGTTTCGCCGGCGAAGACGTAAGTCCAGGTCAGCCCCGCCTTCGTATCGGCCGCGCTCTCGTCGACGTGGACCGCCACCACACCGATGGATCCCACCTCACCGGTCCGCGTCACGTAGAGCCGGTCGGCGCTACTGGCGATCGCATAGGCGGCCGACAGCGCGCATTCGTTCGCCACCGCCCAAAGCGGCTTTTTGGCGTTGGTTTTGGCTGCCCGGATGATCTCGACCAAGTCAAAGAGACCTCCGACTTCGCCGCCGGGTGAATCGATGTCGAGGATCACACCCTGGACGGAAGGATCGGCCAGAGCGGACACGATCGCGTCGCCTACGTCCGCATATGACAGCAGCCCGCTGGCAGCATCGAGATAGCCCGACCGGCTCACCAACGTGCCGGTCACGGAAATCACCGCGATATTCTGCTCAGTGATCGATGTCTCGGGTCCAGCATCGGGCGTCCCATCGGCTGGAGCCAGCGGAGTGCCTGCGAACCGTGGCGCCAGCACCGCGAGGATCACCTCGAGCTTGCCGCGCGCGATCAGCAGCGGAGTCCCAAACACGCGGGACGCCACGAACGGCAGATCGATCATGCTGGTTGTCCAGTGTCAGTTGCGGCCGCATCCGTTGCCGCTTCGCTATCGCCGGGCCGCTGCGCCTCCGGCGCTGGCGGCGTCGCTCCGAACGTCAGGCCGAGCGATTTCTCGCGGGCCTTGTCGGCCGCGATCTCGGTGTCGACCTGCTCGGCGTCATAGCCCCGCTCGGCCAAGGCCTGGGTCCGGCTCTTCAGACCGGCGTCGATCTGCTCAATCTCGGCACGGGCGTCCTTAAGCGGATCGACCCAATCCCACTTCGGCGGCAGCCACCCGCATGCCAGATATTCGCGCCGGCGACGGTCGTACTCTGGGAGCTCGAGGGCGCCCGCGATCGCCGCGGTGTCCATCCAGCGCGCCCAGACCTGCCGGCAGAGCTGCCAAACGATTACCGCGTGCTGGTAGGCTTCAATCCGCCGCCGGAATTCCAGCAAGGCGAGGCGCGAGTTCGAGTAGTTCGCCTTGAGCATGTCGTTCGAAAGATACGCGTAGGGCACCCCGAGCGCGGCCGAGACCTGCAGGAGCGTGCGGTACTGGAACGGTTCATAGGTCTGGCCGACGTCGGCCGGCGCCGAGGTCTGCACCTCCTCGCCAGGCTCCAGCATCGTGATCTGGCCGGGCTGAAGATCGATGGTGCGCTCGTCGTTCTCGTCGCGGCCCTCCACGGCATCAAGTGGTTCGGCCGGCGCCGGCGTTGTGATGAAGAGCGCGTGCATCGCCGCGACCTTCTTCCGGTCGAGCTCAGCGTCGTCGTACTGATCAAGCAGGAACAACTTGACGATGCCGGCCGCGAAGCGGGAGACGCCGCGCAACTGTCCGGCGTCGACCGGATCGATGACGTGCACGATCTCGCTCGCCGGAATACGCACCATCTCGCCGGCCATGCCGAAATCGGTCATGTCGCCTGGGTGGCGTCGCAGAAAGTGGTAGGCAACACGCCGTCCGATCGCATCGAACTCGATGCCCTGGCGGATGACGTTGCCGCCCGGCACGCTCTCGTTTCGATTGAGCGGCAGCATTTCGGACGGCAGCATCTGCAGCTGCAGCGGCACCGTGAGCCCGTCCTGGGGCCGGCGCGGACGGAAGCGAAAGAACACCTCGCCGGCGATGAACACCTCGCGCGCGGCGCGCCGCTGCAGCCCGTAAAAATCCGTGAAGCCCTCGGCGTCGGCCTCGTCGGTCCAATCGACCCAGAGTTTCTGGATCGTCGTCTTTGTCTCGGACTCCTTGATCAATGAGGACGGCTTGATGCCGGCGCCCACCACATTGCCGGCCCAGCTTTCGATGGCGTTCGCCGCATAGCCGTTATTGCGGACGAGCCAACGAGCCCGCGCCGTGATATCCGGCCCGGCAGCCGCGATCAGCGTGTTGAGATGCGCCCGGCTTGGCTGGAAGCCCTTCAGCCTGCGGCTCGACAGTCCCGCCTCGAAGCCGCCGATGAACGCGCCGACGCGGCGTCGCACGTCATTCAGCGCAGCGAACACCGATTAAAGTCCTTTGGAGGCTGACGTAAGGATGCGACGCCGTCGGCCCCCTTCATTGGCGGCAGCGATCCGCCGTTCGAGATCTGTCAGCGCAGCGACCATCTCTGCGTCGGTTGCGTAGGTGACTCGTCGGCCATCGGTCTCGACGGTGCGGACGCCGCGATATCGCGCGGCGAGCAGCGCGTCGCGCTGCACCGTCATCTCCTCAAGAGTCATGGTCAGCCCAGATAACTTGAACGGAACACACGCCGGTCGCGACGTTTCGGCGAACGCCGAACCAAGCCGGCGATGCTGTCCGCCGGCGCTTCCATGTCGACAGGCTGCTCTTCCTCGATTTCAGGCGGACGCCCGACTTGTTGTTCGAGGTCGCGCCACATCGCTTCGGTCCATCGGTCGGCGCCGGCGATCCACGCCGCGGCCCGGGCGTAGACCCGACAGTCCAGCGCTTCGTTGCGCTCGCGCACCTTCTGCCATTCGAGTCGCTGGAAGCCACGTTTGGTTTTCACCGTGATCAGCTGCTCGGCCACGAGCTGCTTGATCCACTCGACATCCGTGCCGTGCGGCAAATGCACGTAGCCCGCCGGAATCTTGGCGCCGGCTGCTTTCTCCCCGTCCGTCGGCTTCGTCAGACGCAAGAAGCGATAGGTCTCGCTCTTGAAGGTCGAGACCGCGATCGTCCAGAGCCGCGCGCCGCGACGGAGCTTCTTTCCGCCTTCGGTCACGTCGACATGGGTCGGACCCGCGACGGGTGCCGACCGGTTAAAGCCTTCGACGCCCTTGATTGGCGCCACCTGCGCGTGACCCGCGCGGCGCGCCCAGGAATAGACTGCTGGCGATTCATAGCCCGTGTCGATCGCGAGCTTGGCAAGGCCAAGCTGCGTGCCGTGCGCGTGCGGCCAGGTCCGGGTTAGCAACCGGTCGAGGTCATCCCAAGTCTGACCTCGCTCGGGACCGCCGTCGATCACGATGTGGTCGACGAGCCAGCTTTCCAGGCCACGCCCCCAAGCCCAGACATCGACCTCGATGCGGTCCTTCTGCACGTCCGCGCCGGCCGTCAGGAACAGTCCACCCGACGGGATCGTGCCGAACGGCCAGTTCTCGCGCCGCTCATAGAGCCGCTGCCAGTCCGGCGCCTCGCCGGTCTCGACCCAGGTCAGACCGAGCACGCCGTTCTTGAAGCTGCGCTTGGCCTCGTCCGTCGCGTGTGCGGCTTCCGACATCCGGGCGATGTCCGCCCAAGACAGCCAGCCGACCGGCGAGTAGAGCGCCGAGATGTGGAAACCGATGCTGGCAGGGTCGGCGCTTTGCGCTGTGGCGCGCCACGCGCCAGCTTGCAGCATCGCGGTCTTATGGTGTTCCTCGATCCGGCCGTCGCAGGCTTCACATATATAATGAGTGGTCTCAGGCCGGCCCTTCTCCCAGCGAAGTCGCTCGAAGATGAGCCACTGCGCGTGCTGGCAGTGTGGGCACGGCACGACATAGCGCCGCTGATCGGAGGCCTCATATTCCCGCTCGATGCGGGAGATGCCCTGGATCGTCGGCGTCGATGCAAGGAACGCCTTGCTCCTCCACGAAAACGTTCGGGTGCGGGCCTCCGCAAGCGCGACTGGATCGCCTTCCTCGTCGGCGGAGGGGGGATACGCGTCGACCTCGTCGAGAAACAGATAGCGGGCCGGCATCGAGCGCAGCCCCACTGCGCTGTTGGCGCCGGTGATAACGAGCAATCCAGCCGGAAACTCCTTCGACAGCACGGTATTGCCGGCGTCCCGTGCGCGGGACGGCCTGACGCGCTCTCGCAACGCTGGGCTCTCGGCGATCAGCGGCTCGATGCGTTGCCGCGAGAAGCGTTTGGCCAGTTCGACGGTCGGCTGCACCGCCAGCATCGGGCCTGGCGCATGATGGATGATGTAACCGATCCAATTATTGCCGGCTTCAGTTGCGCCAACCTGCGCCGCCTTCATGAACACGACACGGCGCGCCGGATGAGACGGCGACAGCGCGTCCATGATCGCGCGCATGTAGGGCGTGCGATCGGTGCGATAGCGCCCCGGCTCCGCGGAGGCGCGCGGGCTTAGAAAGCGGTGCGTGTCCGCCCATTGCGAGATCGTGAGCAGCGGATCGGGCGTGAGCCCGTCGCACCAGGAGCGCCATAGATCCTCGCCGCCATCGAAGTCGATCAGTTCATCGGAATTCTGGTTTGACCTCGGTGAGTTCGGCGAGGTGAGCGCGGACATGCGTCTCCAAGGCTTTCTGCATCGCGTGCGCCTCCACGCCGAGTTCGGACGCCATTAGCGCGGCCACGCGCGCCGGCCAGTTGATCCAGGTGTCGCGTTCCTCGCGCGCGAGGCGGAACACCATCGCGGTGGTGCGGGCGCGGTCGATCAACTCGCCCTTCATGCGCTGCAACCGCAGCCGAGCGAGATGCGCCTTGGCGATTTCGTGTGCGGTGCGCGCCTGGACGAAGGTGACGCTGCCGCCCGCCGGGAGACCTTGTTCCTTCAGCGTCTCGCGAACCGAGCCGACCGCCGCTTCCGCGATGGGGCGAAGCTTTTCAGACGGTGCCTTAGGCCTGGCTTTGGAGCGGCCGGGATCGGTCGACCGTTCCCATGCGGCGTCCGCCTTGGCCTGGTCGATGGTACCGTCGGGCTCGGCGGGTACGCGGCCGGCCTTGATCGCCCGCATCACCGCGACGTGGCTGACCCCGCGGTGCCGCGCGTAAGCGCGAATGGATACTCCCATGCGTTCGGCGGCCCACGATAGCAATCAAATGATCGGCGATTTTGCTTGGCTTGCGGGCCGATCAGAGCATGTATGCCCCTCACCCCCCACTCGGGGCTCCGGTCAGTAGAAGAGCCGCGATGATCGCGGCTCACCACCAAGGAGCCCAGACATGGCCAAGGCGAAGACCCGCAAACCGGTTGCGAAGAAGCGGGTGTCGAAATCCAAAGCACCTACCAGCCGCGCGGACAGCAAGCAGGCACAACTGATCAAGATGCTTGAACGCCCTGACGGCGCGACCATTGACGAAATCGTCAAGAAGCTTGAGTGGCAGTCGCACACCGTGCGCGGCGCCATCGCGGGCGCGCTCAAGAAGCGGCTCAAGTTGAAGGTGGAGTCAGAGAAGATCGAAGGCCGCGGTCGCGTATATCGGATCCCCGCCTAAGCTTCCGGGTCCGACCCGATAAACTTTTGGCCGGTGACAGCATGCGTCGCGCTGCCACCGCTCAAGCTTTGCCAACGCTCGACGATGACATCGACATATTTGGGATCGAGTTCGACAAGCCGCGCTCGGCGACCCGCGCGCTCAGCGGCGATCATCGTCGTGCCTGACCCACCGAACGGGTCGAGAATGATGTCGCGGCTTTTCGACGAATTGCGGATGGCGCGCTCGACCAGTTCGACCGGCTTCATCGTCGGATGCAAATCATTCTTCACAGGCTTGTCGACGAACCAGACATCGCCCTGGTCGCGCGCGCCGCACCAATAATGATCGGCGCCGTCTTTCCAGCCGTACAAGATTGGCTCGTACTGGCGCTGATAATCCGATCGACCGAGCGTGAAGGTGTTCTTCGCCCAGATAACGAAGGTCGACCATTTGCCGCCGGCGTCGCGGAAAGCCTTCTGCAGTCGGTCCAGTTCCGAGGACGACATGCAGATATAGACGGCGCCCTTCGTGAGCGTGAGCATATTGACGCAAGCATCGTAGAGCAGCGCGCCAAAGTCCTCGCCGAGTGCGTCATTGAGGATCGGGCGGTTTTTGCCCTTGCGCTTGTCCTTTTCGGAGTTGGCGTAGTTCACGTTGTAGGGCGGATCGGTGAAGGCCATGTCGGCGAGCTCGCCGTCCAGCAGCTTCTCGACATCGGACAGCACGGTGGCATCTCCGCACAGCACCCGATGCTGGCCGCAAATCCACAGATCGCCTAGCCGGCTGATCGGCTCCGTCGGCAGCTCGGGCGCTTGATCCAGGTCCTCGCCCTCATCGCCAGTCTCCGCCAGCAGCCGGTCGAGGTCAGCATCGTCGAAGCCGAGCAGCGCGAGGTCGACATCCTCGTCCTTGAGCGCCGTCAGCTCGGCGGCGAGCATCGTGTCGTCCCAACCGGCGTTTTCAGCGATGCGGTTGTCCGCGATCATCAATGCCCGGCGCTGCGTCGGCGTGAGATGGGCGAGGACGATCACCGGCGCGTCCGAGAGGCCGAGCTTGCGGGCGGCGAGGACGCGGCCATGTCCCGCCACGATCACGCCGTCGTCACCGACCAGCACCGGATTGACGAAGCCGAACTCTGCGATCGACCCCGCGATCTGCGCCACCTGATCTTCAGAATGGGTTCGGGCGTTGCGGGCATGCGGGATCAGCCGGTCGAGCGTCCAATGTTCGACCGTGTTGGGCATTTGAGGCGTCATGATTGATGTGCGGTTAGGCTCGGTTCTGTGGCCGCGTCAGGCCTGTGACAAAGTCGGTGAACTGGCTATGGTCGACGTTTCGAGATGTGGAGGAGCACCAATGGCGGACGATCGAAAGAAGCGCGGCGAGCCAGATCGCAGCACCATCAATCTCAACGAAGATTACGAGAAGGATTACTGGAAGAAGAAGTTCAAAGTCTCCGGGCAAGCGCTGGCTGGCGCTGTGCGCGCGGTGGGCAAAAGCGCCAAAAAGGTCGAGGCCTATCTGAAAGACAAGTAGCTCGTCGACCAGCTGCCGTGCATTGCCGACTGGACCATTTGGTAACTGGAGAGGCCGGTTACCACTCGGGAGGTACCACGTTGGCCCGCCGGTCAGACGGTCAATACATGCCGTTTACACGGGGCTTTTCCGGATCGTCGGCTCAAAGGCCGACCGGTAACTGGTAACTCAGATTTCGCGGCTGTCGGTAGCGAAGTCCCGCGCCGATGCCCCCCGCATACCACCAAGCGCCAGGGAGGACCCGTGGGGCTGGCCAAGGTGCCCAATGCGGCGCATGATCGACCAATCGCCAGGCATTTCGAGAACAGGGCTCGGCGGCTGAGAGATGCGTGCGCTCCCGCCTGTGAACGAGGGGAATGCCATGCTCAAGCTGCTCGGCAAACACGACGCGGGTAGTACCTTCGACCAAGATGTCATCAGCATCCTAAGCGCAGCGCTCGACGATGCCTGGAAAACCGTTCAAATCAGCGGAGCTTTCGCAGGCGATGGGGATGAGGAAAGAGCGCGAGATACGCTAGCGAAACAGATTATTGAAATGGCCAAGCAGGGCGAGCGCGATCAGCGTCGCCTCTCCGATGCCGCTGTGGTTCATCTGGCTCAAGAACGCGCTACAGGCAGCGAACGATACTCAGCTAGGAACGGGTGATAACTTATCGCCGATAAAGGAAGCCGCACGCGACTCTTGCGATCATGCCAATCACCGTAGCTATTTCGCCTGCTTTTGTCCGCGCGAAAAGTGTTCGCGAACTATTTTCGCTCCTGTACTAACGCCTTCTCGGCTCGGACATGCTCGATGATGTGCTGCCGCGAACGTCGGCGCAGCGGCTCGCGCCCGCTGAGCTTCCAGGCAACGACGCAAAGCCCGTAGAGCCAGCGCTGGTTGGCCGCCGTTCGGCTAAGACCGACCTTCCAGCAGATTGCTTTCCAACGTTCACCGGTTGCTCGTAGCCACACGATCCTGGCATCGTCCGCGTCGAGCCAACGCAGCCAGTCCAGCGTCTCCTCCATGCGAGTGATGGCGCCAGCGGAAGGTGGAGGCAGCCGCATGGGGCACGGCTCTTGTCCCACCAGATCGGCAAACTCCCGCATCATCGATGGCCAAGTATTGAAGTAGCCCGGAACACGAACGCCGGGCAGTCGCTTCATCACACTGGCTGCTTCAACGAAACGCTCCTCGACCAGCGAAGGTGTCCAACGTGTCTCAGCCATTGCGATCCTCACTGATGTTGCGGGTGCCGTAGAGCTTTTCGCCGAGCTGGCGGACCAGTTCGCGTTCGGGCCAGGTGAGGCGCTGGTCATCCGGGCTCACCACCAGGATGTTCTGGTCGTGCCAGCCATTACGCTTGACGTGTTCTGGTGATGGACGCGTGCCGCCGCATCCGCGCGGTGCCCATCTCATTGCACGACCTCCTGCGCAATCAGGTCGGCGAGTGCACCAATGATGGATGCGGGCGCCTTGCCGTCTCCGAGGCGTCCCATGCTTGATGCGAGCGCTGTGGGTTCGACCCCATGCTGCAGCAGGAGCGACAGCGCCACGCATGCGTCATCGAGGATACGGTCCATCCCGGAGCCGATCCTGGCGCCATGCGTGAACACCTCCGCCACCCGCATGTTGCGCAGATCAATACCCAGCGTGGTCGCGTAGGACGTGCCGTCAAAGACAAGCTTCACGGTGACGGCCGGCCGCCGATCGGGAAGCCGCTCTCGCGTCATCGCGCGCCCCCGTCCGTCTCGATCGACCACAGTAGGATCGCGATCGCGTCCGCCTCGTTGTCGTCGGCTGGGGCAAAGCCGCGGGCGCGAACTGCGGTGATGACGGCCGCTTTGTCGGCGTTCCCCTTGCCCGCGATGAATCGCTTGATCGTCCCGACCGGAACGCCCTGGTAGGCGATGCCCTGCTGCTCGCACCACGAGGTCAAGGTGGCGAGAAAGCCGCCGTAAAGATGCGCGGCATCCGTGCCGACGTGACGGCGAACTTCCTCGAAGTAGATGGCGGCAAGACCGGCGGCATCGGTGGCCATACCGTTGAGCCATCCGCGGAAGCGCAGATAGCGCATGCCACCGCCATCATAGCGGCTCGGGCGAAACGACACGGTGCCGCTTTCGATCCTGCCGTCCGCGGGCCGCATCGCCCAGCCAGTCGCGGTGCCGAGGTCGAGTGCAAGGACGGCCGAACGCGCGCGGTCCAGCGGCCACCCGGCTGGATGAGAGCCTGTCATCGCGGGCAAAGAGAGTTTGTTCGCGGCGCCAGTGGCGCGCGTTGGTACGCTGATCATGATGAGGTCCTGAGATTCGTGATGGGAAGGAAGCGCGCTTTCGGGCGCGCGGTCCGGTCACGTCATCAGGTCAGGGAGGTGCGCGGGCTCGGCGTGCGCTGGGGCCACCAGGGCCACCGGCGAAATTGAGGTGGCCCCGGCTAAACCATTGAGAGATTAGGCGAGAAGCCACCGGGGCCACCCTACCTATCTCAAAACATAAGATACTACGCGCGACCCTTCCTCGATTTGAGGAAACGGGATTCCCATAACCCTTGCTCCGGAGGTGGCCCCGGTGGCTCCGCTGGCTTCTGTCCTGGGTCGCCAATGACTTACGCGGGGCCACCGCGTATTCGGCACTGGCCCCAGTGGCCCCGATCCTCGATTGGCGCACGCTTGTCGGGGCCACCGGAGCCACCGGGGCCACCCGGAAACGGTCGTGCAAGAAGATGTCGATGTTCATCGATCATCCTCCCGGCCCAGTTCGGAACTGAGCCACGTCGAGCGCCGGCCGAACTCCTGCCGCTTCAGCGCATATGCATCAATGCGTCCGACCTCCGGCACGTGCCGAACCGAAGCGCGTTTGCTGTTGTGACGCTTGGCGAGCAAGTCACGATCGGTCAGGGCCTTGACGATCTGCTGGGCTTTGAGGGTTTCGCCGCTCGCCTCGCGGATGCGCTGGACGGGGAGATAGATCGCCGTCTGGTCGTACCAGGCGACCGCCTCGCGGTTGTTGAGCTTGCGGTCGAACCCATCTGCTCCGGTGTCGACCGACTTGATGGTGACGTCCCACCGCTCCGCGATCCACGCGCGGATGTTGGCGATCGCCTGCTCGTCGGGCGCCAGCGCCTCCGCATCGGAGGAGCGCGTGAAGCGCTCCCAGCACCATTGGATGACGCCCTCGAGGTCGAGCGACCATGGCAGCAAATCGAAATCCTGCGCGAGCCGGCCCGCCACCAGCGGCAAGGCCAAACACGTGGCGGCCCGCAGCCGCGCCGAGTCCGCCTTCTCTCCGGCGATCTTGCGCGCCGCGTCCATCACCTCTTCACGCAGCACATCGGGCGCCTGATGGCGCTTGCCTTCGATCAGCTTGGTGACGAACGCCGGGCCGGCATGGCCATGGTTCTTCTCGACGCCAGCGATGGCGCGCATGACTTCGGACCGGACGTTGCGGTCCACGTCGGTGACGTCGACGTCAACGATGCGCACGGCCATGCCGGCGATCCATGACGCGCCGTCAGCGCGGACTTTCTCCTCGAGCGAGCATTCGCTCGACAGCACCGCATATGTCGACCAGGCGTACCGCTGTTTGAGGATCGCGCCGGCCGTTAGCCGCGCTTTGCCCTGGCCGCCGGCGATCGCATAGATTAGCCGCGCGATGGCGCGGCCGTCGGCATGAGCGAGTTCGTCCAGCGCGAGCACCGTGCCTGAGGCGCCCTGGGCGAACACCTCGACCGCATTCTCGGTCGAGCGCATGGATTGCAGTAGGCCTGCGCCGATCGACGGCGACGTCCAGGCGGAGACCGCCAACCGTTGTGCCGTGGTCTTGCCGCTCGACGACAGCCCCGACAGGTTGATGCCGCAGCTGTCGAGACCGGACAGCGATTGCACCACGCCTGCGAAGCCGCACAGCGCGCCGAGCAGGAAATGCGGACAACCCTTGGCCTCGGCGGCGGCGGCCACCGCCACCTTCCAGCCCTCGAGCGAGCCACGGGTGACGGTGCCGAAGCGCGCCGCGGTCGCGAGCTCGAGCCGCGCTTCGTCGTCGCTGATCGCGGCGCCGCCGGGCGTCACGAACAGTGGGTGATCCTTACCTTCGACGCGGTGCCAACCCGGCCGCGACACCACGACGATCTCGTCGACGGGATCGGCGGCCTTGAGGATCTGAACCGCCAGCGCATCGCCGTCGCTCTCGGTTCGCAGACCGGCGGCGAACAGCGCGCCTTTGATCTCGCTCGCGCCAACGCGGGCAAGCGACGCACGATCGAAGTCGACGGCACGCACGCGGGCGTCCATCGCCTCGACATGGACGCGAAGACCAAAGGCTTCGTCGTGGTCCATGTAGCGCAGCCGAGCGACGGAGCCGAACGGGCTCGCGACCGCCTCCCAGCGATCCTGCCCGCGCTTGTCCTTGCCAGCATGTTTATAGAGCCGGACCGAACCGTCGCTCCCCTCGCGGTAGTCGAGGATCAGGTTTTCGAGGCGCGGCAGCGGATAAAGCTTCTTCGTTTCGTCGATGGTCCGGCGCGCCGACGATGTCGGTGCGTCGACGATCGCGGCGCCGAGCACCGGCGACGCCGGGACAAATTCCGTGGCCGCGGACAGGATTGCCCGAACCGCAGCCGCACCATCCGTCGCCAGCACGTCCACGAAATCGGTATCGGCCTGGGGCGGCAGCGCGATCCAGACCCGACGGCCGTCAGCAATCAGGCGCTCGGCCAGTCTCTCGGCCGCCTTCAAGCCGGCACCGTTCGCATCATGATCGGCCGCGATCAGGACCTCCATGATCCCAGCCGGCAGCTGACATTCCGCCAGGTGCCCGGCCGCGATCGCCGCCCAGACCGGCAGGTCGGGACGCGCGGTGCGAACCGCGAGCGCCGTCTCGATGCCCTCGGTGATGACGACGAAGGTGCTGGCGGAAAACAGCCGAACCGCCCCACCACGGATCGAGCCGAGTGATTTCTTCGGATTGCCGAGCGCGGCCTTGGCCGGCGCGGCCGGATCGAGCCAGATCCGGTGCAGTCCGACGGGATCGCCGGCGTGATCCCGCACGATGGCGACCAAGGCCGGATAGCCGGCGCGTGTCTGGAAATGCGCCAGGTCGGGATGAAACAGCAGGTCGTCAATGTTGGTCGTATCGAGACCGCGTCCCCGCAGATAAGCCTCGGCATGCGTACCCGGCAGCGGCGCCGCACGAGATAGAATGAAGGTGATTTCCCGCTCGGTCGCGCCCTCTGGCTGTGCGCGCCTCGCGCCAATAGTCGACGTGCTCGCCGCGCCGCCGACCGACGGCAAGGTGCCGGCGAGTTCTGCGGCGAATGACAACAGCGCACGACCTTCGAGCCGGGTCGCCTCGGCGACGGTCGACAGGGGACCTCCACCGACATTGCCGTCGAAGTCGAACCAATCGCCGGCGTGCGGACCTTTGAGATGAATGACGCAAGAGCCGGTCTTGCGAGGAGCATCGCCGCGGATATTCGCCAGCCGCAGCACGTCGTCGACCTTGCGTCCGTTCGGAAACAGCCGTGGCGCCCAGGCGTGCACGGTGCGCCGGAGCGTGCCGCTCAGCGCGTCGAGGTCGATCGGCGGCTGTTCGACGAATTGCGGACCGACATCGTTGAAGTCGAGCATTCCCTCGGCCTCAATCGAGCAGCACGAGGCCGCGCTCGGCGCGCGTGATCGCGGTGTAGAGCCAGCGCGCCCGATCCTCGGCGGTGCGACCGAGCCCGTCGTCGTAGATCACGATGTTGGGCCAGGACGAGCCTTGCGACTTGTGGCAGGTGATGGCCCAGCCCCAGACGCATTCGACCGCGGTGCGCTTCTTCTGATACTCGCGCCGCTCGCGCTCCGGATCCGGCATCACATGATCAAGGAATGGACCGCGCCAGATCCGAAAGCGCTCACCCTTTCCGGTGGCGCCTCCACCGATCTTCTTGCCGTCCTCGGACGTGATCGAGGCGGTGAACGCGATGTCGTCACCATCGTCCTTGATGTCGTCGAGGGTGACGAACATGCCGTTGACGAGGCCAACGTCATTGCGGTTCTTGAGGCAAATCAGCTTCTCGCCGTTGCCGCCGGGAAACACCGCGTCGAAACCCGCGGCGCGCTTCATGGCGACGTTGAGTTGGATCCGCGTGGCGTTCCGCCCGCAGATCACCTGGTCGGCTTTGAGGAGTTGCTCGGGCCCAACATCGTTGCGCCGCATCTTCCAGACGAAGTCGTCGTGGTGTCCGTGCGGGATCCACTTGCCTTCGCGCGCGAGTGTCGCGAGCCGCAGCACCGCGCTCTCACCGGCCTGGCGGTGCACCTCGGTCAACATCACATCGGGGTTCGGCGCATCGAATGCGCCTTCGCCCTTCACCGGCGGCAATTGTCCAGGGTCGCCGAGCACCAGCGTCGGCTTGCCGAAGGCCAGGAGGTCACGCGCCATCTCGGCGCCGACCATCGAAACCTCATCGAGAACAAGCAGCTTACAGTCTCGCACCGCGGATTCAGCGTTGAGCACGAATCTCGGCTTGTGGGCGTCCTTGAGCCGAAGCTCGAGCGAGCGCAGCCGCGCCTCTTCAAACAGCCGCTCGGCAACACCGCGCGCCTGGAGGCCGGCACGAATCTCGGCGGCTTCCTTCTCGAGCTTCTCGATCTCCTGCGGCGTCGGTTCCGAGACACGATACACCAGCGAGTGGATTGTCGAGGCCGGTGTGCCCTTGCGCGTCATGACCAGAGCGGCCTTGCCGGTGAAGGCGGCGTAGAGCACCTCGCCGGGCTTCTCAGTCGACAAGCCCAATTCGTCGATTGCATATTTGACGATCGTGGACTTGCCCACGCCGGCATAACCGAACACACGGCAGACCTGCTGGTCTTTGCTGCGGTTCGAATACCAATCCTTGATGGTGGCGATTGCAGCGTTCTGCTTATCCGACAGCGAAATGGTCATGCCGCTGCTCCATTGATGCGATGGCAACAGCGGCGGTACGGGCAGAACCGGCAGACGTAGTGATCGGGATCGTCGGAGATGCGCGTCAGCAGTACGCGCGACTCGACCGAACGGATAACCGTCACCGCGCGATCCGACAGCGCCTGCGCGTCGGCCGCGTCGAATGCTATCAGCTCCGGATAGAGCCGCATGGTGTCGCGGTTGAGCGCCACGAACAGCGTGTGCTCGATCGCGAGGTAGGCCATGTAGACCTGGGCCTGCGCCCAATAGATCGGCTTCGATGCCTTGACGCCGCGTTTGACGGTGTCCTGCCACGATGCCGACGCGAGCGCCTTGTGCTCGAACAGGACCGGATAGGGCACGCCGAGATCAGGACCACCGACAATCACGCCGTCGATGTGACCGCGAAACCGATCATCGGCGGTGACGAAGCCGAACTGCGACCCGTCGCGCTTGTGGCTCCGCAGGTCGAAGCCCGCGAGCCTGAGCCAACGGATGGTCATGTCCTCGAAACGATGGCCCGCTTCGAACACGCGCAGTATCCGGCCGTCGAACGCGGCGTCCGCGTCCACTTGTGTGCCGCCATATTCGAAACAGAGGCGGCGCAGGCACGGCTCGCCGATCCGCGACGCACCAAGATAGTCACGCGGCCGGGCGGCATCTCGCTCTGCGGTCAGCGCGGTTTCCAGGAAAGCGTCGAGCCGCGCTGCCAGTTCGGCTCCGGGATTTTCCTGTCCGTAAACGCAACCTGAGCCGCTGTTGAGGTCGATCATTGTGCCGCCCTCGGCTTACGGCCTCGTTTGCCGTTACGATGCAGGGTGCCGTGACAGGTCTCGCAAACCCACGTGACGTCGAGGGGGCGCGAATAGTCGCTGTGATGAGCCTCAAGCGAACTGCGAGCGCCACACCGCTCGCAGGCGTCTGGCCGGATCATTCGTCCGGATTTTAGTGCTCGCCGGACTGCTCCATGAGCGCGGCTCTTCTCTGGGTGCCTAACCCGCCACTCTCGGGCGGATTCGGCGTGTCGATCAGCATCGCGGCTCTTTCGGGAATGAGCGCGGCTATATTCGCGGTGGCAATCCTTGCAGACGGCATGACGACCGTCGGTTTTGTTGAGCGAGCGCCGATTGAACGCGAGCAGCCACAAACGTCGGCTGCAGGCGCCGCATACCTTGGTGCGGGCGAAATCGGGTGCTGGCGCCACGGTCGATAGATCGATCATCATGGGTGCGGACCTCAGAACGGGATGTCGTCGTTGAGAGCGATGCGGCCCATAGCGTCGCGAAAGCCATCGACGCAGGCCTCGATGATGCGGTCGATCTCGGCCGCGCTCCGCCCTTCGAACTCCGGCATCAGCCCGAGCTCGCCGATGACCTCGGCGAATGACTGGCGCGCCGCCTTGATGGCTTTGGTTTCGGTATCGGTTTTGTCGATCATTCCGTTTCGTCTCTTCGCAATGGCGGCGCCTGCGTCCTGGCAACGGCGCGAACAGAAGGCGTAGGTCGGATAGAGGTCCGCCCGCAGCAGATGGGCGAAGAAGAAACCGCGTGAGGCGCGGCCGCAGATTCGGCACGCTCTCAGCCTAGGAGCAGTGTCGAGAGTCTCGGCGATCCGGATGCGTCGGGCGCCTGCGCCATCCGTTGCGAAGCCAGCACGATCCATCGACTGGTCGCCGCTTCCGCGATGCCCTGCAGTTCCGATGAGGTCAGGCTGCGTACCGGCCGCTCCAGCCGGACCGAGCCTTCGAGCCATTCGCCAACGGCCTTTGCGCATTCGGCTCTCACGTGATCGGCCCAGACGTCATCGGGATTACGGTCGCGCGCGGCCATGGCTCACTCGTTGAGCCAGGCGGGGCCGGACCGCTGCTGTGGCGTAACCGGGCCGGCAGCGTTCGGAGCGGGGGCGCCCGCCGCTGACTGGCCCTGCTGCCAGGCCGGCGTAGCTGCGCCGAGACCCGTGTTGCCGTTTGTCGGCCCGGTCGTGGGCGCACGGGGCGATGCCGCGCTGGTGGGAGTGGTTGCTCCCGCTGCGCCCTGGCTGCGCCACGCGGGCCCCGTGTCGGGCGCTGTCGCCCCGGTCTTCGCCGAACGGCGCGCGCCCGGGCGTGCCGGCACGTCCTCACCCTTCATGACCTTCGACCATTCCGGCATGTCGGGCGTCACCGCAACGTCGAGACGGTTCTGCTCGGCATGACCGTCCCGGCCCAGCTCGACCTTGATCTTCGCGACGAACACGATGCCGTCGAGCGCTTTCAGGCCGGGCAGCGTGCGCTTCGCCTTCGCCTGCGGGCTCTCGTCCTTCGGATCGAGTCCGAGCGCGCTTTCGATCATGCCGCGGATGGTGCGCTTGGTGATCGACCAGCCGAGCGAGACGCTCTTCTCGTCAACCTTGCCACCGGAGACGGTCAGGGCCTGCCAGAATTTGCGGCGGATGTGCGGGCCCTCGACCACGGTGAACTCGCAGTCGAGCATCATCACGTCAGAGCCCGGCTGCATCGACGCCTTGAGGAGGTTCGCATCCAATGGTGTGGCGCCGTCGACACCGCCCGGCCGGATCGCCAGCGAGACCTTGGCAAAGGAGCCGTCGGGTATGAGATCGGATGAGCGTTGCGGCTCGGCGTCGTTGAGATCGAACATGGTTGGTCCTTGTGCGTGCGATGTGAAAAGCTGAAAGCTAGGCTGCGCGACCGGCCGGTCTGGCGCCGTTGACCTTGTTGAGCACCGCCATCAGGTCCGGCGGCTCGGTCGGATCGAGTTGGCCGGAGCGGTCCTTCGCCGGCAGGCTCCAGATGTTGCCGGAGCGGCAGACGAGGCGCCGCGTCGTGCCGCTCGTCACGTTATGGCGCCAGGTCTCGCCATCGGGATCGAACAGCGATAGCGTCATCACCTGATCGACAATGCCGGGCAATTCGCGCGCGACCTTGCTGCCTTCCATCTGTGGCTGGAACGTCTCCCGGCCGAACTCGTCGACGACGCGCTCCAGAATGCCGACGAAGATCACGGTGCGCCCGGGCGCATGCTGCAGGTGCTTGAGCAGCGAGATGGTTTCGCGGGCTAGAAGGCCATAGGCGCCGCGCGTGTCGGGCTTGCCGGTGCGATCGGAGAATGCCTCGGGCCGTGTCTTCGCCCACCCCATTGCCTGCCGCGTCAGATCCGTGATCGAGTCGACGAAGACGTAGCGCTTGCTCTCGACCATGCGCGCGAGATCGGGGTATTCCGCGACGACATGCTGGTGGTGCGCGGCGGAGAAAAACCCTTGGCTGTCCGCCGCCGGATCAATGCCGCCGACCAAGCAGGCGACGTCGGCCGCATCTTGGAACGAGCGCACCGGAATGGAATCGCCGCTCCACCCCTGGAGGGATTTCATACCGGCTTCGAGGTCGATGACCACTGTCTCGGCCGGAGGCAGCGATCGGGCTAGCGACGTCTTACCTGCGCCAGCGGGTCCGAAAATCGCGACGGTGGTTTTGGCGTTGGCGACGGCGAGCCGCTCGTCGGCGGTGACAATGCGCAGGCCCATCACGCAGCCCTCGCTTGAACGGGGCTGGCGCCACCCGGCGCTGCAAGGTGGATGTTCGCGCGCTCGAACTCGTCGATGTCCGTTACGCGATAGGCAACCTTGCCGCCGAGCTTGAAATAAACCGGTCCCTGGCGAAGCCAGCGCCAGCGCTCCAGCGTGCGCGGCGACAAGCCCCAGCGGCGGGCAAGCTGCTTCTGATTGAGGAAGTGATCCGACACTGTCTTCTCCGGGTCGCGAGAAACTGCGAGCCGGAACTAATCACTTCTCGATGCTGCGGACCGTGGGAGCCGAAGATGGATGCGGAGTAGGACGAGCCGTGGGATCAGCGGAGGACGGCATGTGGATGGATGTGGGACGGGTGCAATGGCATATACGCGAATAACCGCCTTTATCTAAGCGCGAGAAACCTCAACTGGAGGGCGACGCAATTCATGGACGCTCTCTTTCTGCCGGTACTTTCCCTAGATCGTGGTGGCAACCGCGGCCAGATTTTCGATCGCGGTTTGCACTTCGGCATACAATTCTGCCTCAACCGTTCCAGCGTCGATCTCGACAACAAGTGCAAAGCGCGCCGAAAGATTTTCAGGATCTCCGACCGTCTTGGTCTTCCACCACCCGGAGACCGGATGTACGGCGAGAATATTCCGACGAGCAAGGTCGGAAGCCGCACATGTCAGCTCGTCAATCTGAATCGAGCCCACATCCCGGCGATTGCGGCCAAACATCCAGCCATCATCTTCGTCGACGACGGGGCCATCGGGCAGTTCGGCAATCTTGCTGATCCTCGACAGAAATTCTGCCTTGCCTTCATTCGGCCGGTTCAACTTAAAGCGCAGGTTATGAGAAGCATATCGGAATTTCGATCCGCGCGCTGGCTCTGATGGATTGGGCTGCATGAAAGTACTCAGTGCTACCCTCAACATGACTGGTGTGTTGGTAAGCTTGCGCAATTCTTCTACTGGCCACGGAAGCTCGAAGAGCTTCATCTCATTGTGAACATGCTCGGCACTCGGGTTATCACTCTTCCGGTAAGGTATAATCGTATCCTGGACAACGAGTGTGAGAGCATTAGAGGCGCTCCTCCGCGCTCGCTCCATATCCGGCACCCCATAGCCATATCGCTGAAACAAACGGCCGTAATCACCCTTTGCGGGGTTAGGCGGCAGGTGGCTGCGCATCTGCTGCGTCCAGCGCGCCGATGACACAAAGAGCGCCCGGATGGTTTCAGGCCAAAGCTGCGGATAATCAGACCACAACTCTGTAATAGCACGGGCCGCCAAAGCCGTAGCGGCACTTGTCTCACCGCATGTCGTGAAGGCCCGGACTGGAAACTGATGATCCGTGGTAAGCAGCGAGAGCGCCGAATGCTTCATCGGTGGTGGCGCGCCGTTTGCTAGCCAGTTTCCGCCTTCCATAACCACATCTGGTTTAATCGGCCAATGCGAAAGCCAACTTGCTGTTCGCGACGACGGAGAGAGATCACCGACCGGGGCAACCACAATGCCAGGCTCGCCTGCAGGCAGAACATTCTTTTCGGTATAAGCGCCGATACAAACTGCGTTCCAGGCATGCGCAGGTGACTCAATTTCATTGTCAGGCAAATGCGACGTTTGGAGATAATCGTCATTTCCGAACAGGTTCTGATCGGTATTTCCTGCTGAGATGAGAATAAGTCTCTCGATATTTTTCGTACCCGAGACGCCGGCCGCCAATTGGTCGACTTCACTCGACCAGGAGGTCGGGGCACCATCGTGCGGTGTGTCGTCCTCGGTAGTGCTCGCCATCGCAAATGTTCGTCGCCGATCAGCGGAGACTTCGACTGCATTGATACCAGCGCGAGTCATGGCACCCAGCAGATAATGAGGGTTATGCCCGACGTCTGGTATGATCTTCGCCGATTCCAGGCGATGCCGGATTTGAATAGGTGCCATGTTTTGGAGAACAACCGTCAGGTCTCCGTAAAGTGAAAGTCCTGCAAGCTGCGTACCGTGGCCGACAAGATCTTCAACGCCCCAGGCAGGATCGGCAGCATGGCGATCATTAATGCTCAGGGCCGGAGCAATTAGTGGATGAGCGCGACCAACGCCCCGATCGAGCAGCGTAATGTAGTTCGGATCATCATTCGCGACGTATGTCGCGGCGCCTTGCAGGACACTAAGCCATTCGGCCTGCTCCTCAATCTCCATGGCATCAAAAAAGTCTGCGGTGATTGTCGGAGACGCGAGTGCTTTGACTCCAGCGAGCCGACGAACGGCCAATGCAAGAGCATCCCGCGTCGCGGTTGCAATGACCACAATGTCTTCAGGAAACTCCAGCCGATCGGCACCAACAACGACGCCATATTCGGCTGACCGGGCAATGAACGCAGCGGCTTGAGATTTTTCGAGCCAAACCTCCCAAGGCGATACACCGTCGCCTTCAGGAAATGTACGATCGGGACTTCGCCACAGAGCGCGAAGTCCCGCTTCAACAATCGCACCGATGCTCTGAATGAGATTCGCGTGGTATGGACGCCCTTCGGAGCCATCCCGCTTCGTACGGTTCTTTTCCGCGAACTCGGCGATCTTTGTGCGAAGTTTGTCCAGCCCCTCGGCAGTCGCAAACACTGTTGCGTGAGCGAGTCCATTATCGTCCGAGCCGGCTTCGGCGCGGAGCAGTGTCAGATCGCTAGCGTTGAGGCCGCCAGTGATCATTACCTCGCCGGGTCGACCTTGCACCTCCAAATAGAGGCCGGGACGATGCTCAGCCGCAATATTCGGTAGCGCGTCCAATGCCTGCAACAGAGCTTGCGCATGTCCAGCTCGGTCGGGGACGTCATTTGGTCTTTTGGTTGACCCGCCGCCCTTTGCTTTGAACGCGTCTGGTTGCCCCAACCCGTTTAGAATGAAGTGCTGGAGATCCCTCGGCATTCGGTCCTGTCCCTATCCCTTGCAACGAGCGGCGACGTTCAAGCGAAGCGATCACGGCAAATGTTTCGATCAGGCTTGAGTTCGTCATCACCGCTCTGCGCGCTGCATCCTCCCCCGCCGCAACGACATCCGCCGTAGAAAGACCCTCTGCACGAGTTGCCACTTCCGACCAATCAACTTTACCCGTGTCGAATCCAATGAGCCGACGTTGCATCGCCTTCTCAATCGCAGGCCCAGCTGGCATTTCATATGAAAGAACCAGATCGAACCGTCGAAGAATAGCGCGATCGAGGATGCGCGGCAGATTGGTCGTTGCAACAACGATCGAAGGTCCGGTGTCTTCGTCCAGGAATTGAAGAAATGAATTGAGTATACGGCGGGCTTCGCCGACATCGTTTTCGCTGCCCCGGGCGGCGGCAAGGGCATCAATTTCATCAAAAAGATAAATGCCGCGCGAGGTCCGGACGGCATCGAATATCAACCTCAGCTTCTGAGCCGTCTCTCCCATGAATTTCGTAATGATGCCGTGAAGTAAGACCGTGAAGAGCGGATATTTCAACTCTCCCGCGAGAGCCGAAGCGGTCAACGTCTTGCCAGTACCCGGCGGCCCTGCGAGCAAAAGCCTTCGTCGAGGTCGGAGACCCTTGGCCTCCAGCCGTTCGGTCATTCGAGCTTCGGCAACAACATAGGCGAGCTCATCCTGAAGATGCGGTGGCAAGATCACATCGCCTAGCCGAACCGTTGGATAGCTTGCGCCAAGGAGACCAGCCAGATCGCCTCGGGGCGTGGCGAGAGGGGTGGGCTTGGCCCGATTGGGCGCAGCGGAGGGACTTCGGCTCGCCTCCGCCCATTGCCGAAGTTGCTCCGCCAGCCGCTTGTGGCCTTTTTGCGCCTCGGCCGCCGCAAGCTGCATGGCGAGGTCGAAGAATCGATCCTCATCACCTTCCGCGTGGCTCTTGACGAGGCCGATAAGTTGTTGTGCCGACGCCATAATCAGTATCCATAGAGCCGAAGCGCGATGTCCAGAATATCCCTGCGCGGCGGATACAGGAATACACGAAATCCGTTAACACACATCGGGAGCGCCTCACAGCGGAGCCCGTGGAACGTTGAAGTGGTTTCAGCGCGATGCGGCGCCGCCGGCCCCAGCGGCAGGATCACGCCACTGGTCGTGTGCCATGGGATCTCATCAAACGGCAATCGCAAATCTGAACCGACGATAGGCGCTGTGAGACGGTCGTGGCGTCGGCCGGTCCGGCAAATTCAGTCGATAGTAGCCGCGCCCATCTGACGCGATCAGTGTCCGCCAGTTTTGCTTGGTCTTGAAGAGATCCACCATGCGCATCGTTTGCGCATTGGAATTGGCCAGCAGTTCCTTGCCGTGGCGCCAGGGATTGTCGCTCTGGGAAGCGCGATGAAGTTCTCTGACGATTGACGCTTGCAGAAGACCGAGGCGGAATGCTTCGCCGTTGATCACGACCTCAGCGTAATTGTTGCGCTGGAGGAACGCACGTTCTTCACTCGCATTCCCCGATGGCTCATCGGTTGTGGCGGCGCCGCAGAGCCCATGAGCTCCCTCGAAACGATCACGCTCCGCGCGCGTGACGAGCAGATCCTGCAACGTGACCGCCATAGGCTCGATGTCCTCGGAAAGATCGATATAGCCGCCCGTCTTCCCGGGTTTGAACCGACTGATCTTGCCCGCACCAGTGCGAAACACTGGCCAGAGATCAGATGATACGACCGCTTGGGGGCCGTGAAGAATTTTTTCGCCCTCTGGAAACCGGAAGACGCCTCGATCACCCATTTCAAATCTGCCAATTTCGACACGCGTACCGATCGTCATGATTGCGATCTCCAGCAAGCCGTCGAGCGTGTAGCAGGCCAAATCCTGGATCGATGCGCTCCATCGCTCCGCGATCTCGGTCAGATGGAAATAGCTCTTCGGTGGCAGGCCCATTCCAGTCTCCAACTGATCGCTCTGCGGCAATCACGTCATTACGCAGTTACCAGTCCGTATTTACGCAGGCGAACTTGCGTGAACGGAATCGACACGCCGAATGTTTCAGCGAGCTCAATCGCGAGCGTTTCGACCGCATCGAAACCGGCCTTTGGTCCGTTGACGACAGGCAGGTCCTCGTCCCTATCCATGCTGATCAGAGGAATCCCGAGCGCCGCCGCTCGCTTATGCATGTGCCGGTGCAACAGGCGACGCGGCGCCAGAAACGCTCCCATGAATTCGTTCGCGCGCCATTCGGGCCAATCGATCGTTGACTTGCTGTCGGCCTCGCCGGGTGCCAATTGCTGGAAATGGCGCGGCGGGGTTGCGACGCCGCGGGCCGATAGAGAGCGCCCGCACTGGATCCAGGATGGTGCATCAAACACTGCGTGACCGAGTTCGTGGACGGCGGTGCTGCGGGCAAGATCGTCGCGATCACCGATGACCTCGCCATTCACGTAGATCATCGCGGCCGTCGGCCAGCTCTCATCATATTCAACTGCCCCCATCACAGCGGCACCTGCGTCGTCAGTGACGGCGCGCCCAAGCTCCCAGTGCGTTTCGAAGCTCAGCCCGTTCACCTTGAAATGTTTGGCTCGCGCGACGATGCGCGCTAGCTCGACCTTCGGCCGCTGACTTGCGCCACAGATCTGCGAGCGCGCCGCTTCGCCGACCTGCCAGATTTCCTCTTTGCGCAAGCGCTTCGGCTCCAAGGAGGATCGGACGTGGGGATAATTCAGGATCAGCATCGACATTCCTCAGCGTGACTGGCGGCGATAAAGCGCAAAGACCTCAGCGGCTCGGCCCTGCAGGTCAGGCGGGAGCCGGCGCGCCGCTGCGAATGCATCGTCCTCCGGCATGTGGAGGATGCTCGCGAGATCACGGATCAACTCGTCCCGCGGCGCTTTTTCGCGGTCACGCTCAATGCGGGACAGATACGGGATCGAAATCTCTAGCGCGGCGGCGACGTCTAGGAGAGTCAGGCCGCGTTCATTGCGGCGCTGGCGAATGAATGCACCAAAGCTCAACGCCTCCGTCGCCATCGTTTTTGCCTCCTTATGCAAATCAGCAAACCGCTCTGACAGTCCGGACGGCAAAGGGTGGCCGGCGGACCTCGTTACGGAATGTTCTTATTATGTTCTCTTGGCCGGCAGAGTCGAGTCGAATCTGATTCGGGCACCCCAGTGCTGTGCGCGGCTGCTTTTCTCGGCCTTTCGCCCCCCTACCATTGTGGCCGAAAGTTTACGACAACGCATTGAATCCGCTTACGAAACGCTCAGATACGCGTGTAGTGCTGAGGTCTGATCACCCTCGGAAGAGTGCCGCTGGCCGCGATGAGCAACGCGCTTCGTCCCGATCTCATGACTGCCCCGGAACGGCTGGACCAAATCGCCGACATTCTGGCGGCTGGGCTAATGCGGCTCCTCGATCGACAGTCCAGTCCTTTATCTGCCCACCACGGAGAGAGTTCGCTCGACTGCCCCGCCAGCCAGAGCGGTCATGCCACCCTGGATTCTCTGGAGGTCGATGCATGACGGACACTGTGCTGGCGCGCCTGGCGGCGCTGAAGACGCAACCCATCGCCAGTCTCAAGCAGCAATGGCGGGATTTGTTCGAGACCGAACCGCCGCCCTATAACCGGCGCTTCCTTGAACACCGGCTCGCATACCGCATCCAGGAGCTCGCCTACGGTGGCTTGAAGCCCGAGACAATCAAGAAGCTCAAAGCCATCGCCCAAGACGTCGACGGTGGAAATCCGGCTCGCCGGCAATCCGCCAAGGACCGACCAATCGCCGGGACACGCCTCATTCGCGAGTATCAGGGCATCGAGCATTGCGTCACGGTGCGTGACGAGGATTTCGAATATCAGGGTCGGCCCTACCAATCCCTTTCTGCCGTCGCGCGCGCGATCACCGGCACGCGCTGGAACGGGCTCCTCTTCTTCGGCCTGAAAAACCGGCAGGCTGCGTCATGAAGAAGCCGATCGTTCGCAAACTCCGCTGCGCGGTCTACACCCGGAAATCCAGCGAGGAGGGTCTGGAGCAGGAGTTCAACTCTCTTGATGCCCAGCGCGAGGCCTGCGAGGCCTACATCGCCAGCCAGAAGGCCGAGGGCTGGATGCTGGTACCCGATCGTTATGACGACGGAGGGATCTCCGGTGCAACGCTGGAACGTCCGGCCCTGAAGCGCTTGCTCGCCGACATCGAAACTCAGCGGGTTGACGTCGTTGTGGTCTACAAGATCGACCGCCTCAGCCGCGCGCTCATGGATTTCTCCAAACTCGTCGACGTGTTCGACCGCAACAGCGTCACCTTCGTCAGCATCACGCAGTCATTCAATACGACCACCTCGATGGGGCGGCTTACGCTCAATATCCTGCTCTCCTTCGCGCAGTTCGAGCGTGAGGTGATCGGCGAGCGCATTCGTGACAAGGTCGCCGCCTCTCGCAAGAAGGGCATGTGGATGGGCGGCTTCGTGCCGCTCGGCTATGACGTGAAGGATCGTAAGCTCGTGGTGAACAAGGCCGAGGCCGCGACGGTATGTATGATCTTCCAGCGCTTCATCAAAATCGGCTCGGCCACCGAACTTGTGCGTGAGTTGCGCGCGGAAGGCGTCACGGGCAAGCAGGGCAAGCTCGTCGACAAAGGCTACGTCTACAAGCTCTTGAACAACCGCGTCTACGTCGGCCAGGCCGTGCACAAGGGCACGGCATATCCGGGCGAGCACCAGGCCATCGTCAGCCAATCCCTGTGGGACAAGGTCCACGGCATCATTGTGCAGAGCCCCCGTCATCGCGCGAACCTGACGCGGACACAGACGCCCGCGTTGCTGAAGGGCCTAATCTTCGGACCGACCGGGAGGGCGATGACGCCCACCCACACGCGCAGAGGCGGCAAGCTGTACCGCTACTACGTCTCTACCGACGTGCTGAAACGCGACGCCGAGGCTTGCCCGGTGCGTCGTGTGCCCGCGGCTGAGATCGAGAGCGCGGTCATCGACCAGGTGCGCGGCCTCTTGCGCTCTCCCGAGATCATCGTGCGCACGTGGCGTATTGCGCGGCAAGCGCTGGACGGTCTCAGTGAAGCCGATGTGCGGGAAGCATTGGAACGGCTCGATCCGCTCTGGGACGAATTGTTCCCGGCCGAGCAGGCACGCATCGTGCAGTTGCTGGTCGAGCGCGTCGACATCAGCATGGAAGGTGCGGACATCCGCCTGCGCACGCAAGGGCTGACGAGCCTCGTTGCGGACTTGAGCGCAATCCAGCCGGACCAGCGGAGGGCAGCATGA